TTCCTCCGAGCGGAAATCCACCAGGATGTTGCCAATGGCGACCGTAATTCGGTTTTTGAACATCTCGATCTCGTCTGCCGCCTTGTCGAGGGCGATGGCCGTTTCGCTCGACATGACTTGCCCGGCTTCCACTGCCTGTTCAGCCACACGCGGGAAGCCTTCGTCAGCCAAACGCCCAAGGACTTCCTGCAAGGCGGGTCCGGCCCGCTGGCCTAGGATTGTCGCGACGTCTGCATAGGCCTGATTCGAGTCAGCCGCCTTGGCCTGGGCGCGGGCGATCTGCTCCATCTTTTGTTCCTGCGGGAGCGCGATGAACTTCTGAACGTCGATTCCGAGGCGCTCAAAGGCCTCGGCATAGGAACGATTGCCAGCGGCTGCCTCGACTGAGCGCTGCTGAAGATTCACCAAAGCCCGCTCCAGCATGCTTGACGAGACTCCCGCTTGACGGGCGGCGAACTGAAGGGCCTGCAGTTCTTCGATGCCAATACGAAGTTGCGTCGAAAGATCGCTGATCCGGCTACCCGCGTCAATGGCTCCCTTTGCCATGATCGCAAAGCTTCCGGCCCCGATGATTCCACCAAGCCCGGAGAACATTCCCTTGAGCTGATTGGCGAAGTTCCGCGCCGAACTACGGGCCTGCTCGATACCCGTCCTGAAAGCGGCGTTCTTGACTCCGATGATGACGTCGAGGCGGCTCATGGCTTCCAGCCCTCCTTTGCCAGTTCGTCAAGCAGCCGCTCGTCCTCCGTGGAAAGGATGTCGAGTTTCGCCCCTTCCTGCAGCGCGAGCGTGGCGTTATACCATAGTGCCCGGCCAACCGGCATCGACCAGACGGCGGTTTCGGACAGAGATGTTCCCCTCAACAGGTTCGTCGCGACCGACAAGATCCACGGTACCTTTTCCCGGTGGACGGTGTTTTCCTTGTCCTCCCAGTATTTCGGTCCTTGGCAGCCTTGGTCGAGGTAGGCGACAAAGCGTGCGGCCTCCCTACGGAAATAGATCGGATTCCGTGTCGCAACTCCGGCCACAATGCGGTCCCGGATGGAGGGACGCTGCGGATCGCCCTGAAACGGATTGCCCGAACAGATTCTGGCCGCCAGCACGAGATCCGCTACGGCGACCTCCTTTTTCTCGGAAAGAAAGGGTGAATCGATGGCCGCCAGGCGAAGCCAGTGGGCCAGGGAGAAGGGTCTCAGCTTCCTCCCGGCGACACGAACCCGAGCGGGATACCAGGCCTGTAGAAATCGTTCATCCACATCCTTAGGCGATCTTCTCGTAGTTGCGGCCGGTGACGGTGTATTTGACGAAACCCTTGGCCTCGCGCTTATCATCGACGCTCTCGATGATGTAGGTGATCCCGTCGAAGGTCAGGTTACCGCCGGTCTCAGGGGCCGCTCCGGACTTGGGAATCACCTCCATGGTGATCTCCTTTCGGCGGTCGTCGTAATGACGGGTGACCACGTTGCCTTCCTCGTCCACCACTTCGTCCTCGTTGGCGAAGGAGTGCTTCACCGAAACTGACTGGACGTAGCCCAGCGTCGAAGTTTCTCCGATTCCGAACAGGCAGGTTTGTCCCTTGGTGATGGCGGCCATGCCCACGGAGGCATGTCAACCCGATCACCCGTCCACGCCCTGACAGATCACCCGGAAAGCCATCACATCCCCGAAATGCCGTTCGTCGCGTCCTTCGGTGAAGGCTTCCTCCTGCACGTCGTAAACATGCAAATCTTTGACCGGGCGTTCGTCCTCGCCGGCCTCGGGAACATTGAACCAGGTAGGCACTCGCTCACCGTCCATAAGCGCTTCGAGAACGGCGCGGACCCGCTCGTTCTGATCCTCGACCGCCTCGTCATCCGCCTGAGTGAGCACGAAAATCTTCAGGTCCACCTCGAAGATGCCCGATGCGCTGGGGAATTCATCCGGGGCCTCGGCGCTTTCGGCGTAGACGATCACGCAGGGCAAGGTACGTTCCTCCGCGCTCTTGCCTTCGAATACGGCCACCTCGGCCAGGGATTGGAGATCGCTTTCCCGGCGAAGATATTCGGCGAAGGCACGTTCGATTTTTGCTTTGATGTTCATCGGCGAAAACCGCTCCGCCGGGAGGCGAATTCCTGCTTCTTTTTCAGACTCTTGAGCATATCCCGAGAACGGCCCTGAAGGGCGGTTGTCAAAATCCGGTCCTCCCGGTCGATCTCTCCGATTCCGCGGGTGGTGTTGACGACCTGAATGTGCGGGTCACGCCGGTCACTGCTGGCATCTTTCGCGCTGCCGTATCCGCTTCCGTGTTTCGATACCCATCCGGGGATCTTCCCCTGAATGATCTTCAGTCCGGCCATCCAGCCAGCTTTTGTAAGGCCCACTCGCTTCTGAGTGTCCCGGATGTAGCGCTTGAGCTTGGAGGGCTTCTTGACGAGGACCGTCGTCTTGCGCCGCTTCGGAACCCGGCCCCTCCGGGTGCGGGCGGAGCGGTGTTCGCTTGCATCCGCGCCTTCGGAAAAACGCAGGCGGGAGAACTCGGGCGAACGCCGGAAGATCACCTCAAGCGCATCCCAGTCCTTTTCATCCCAGGCTTTTTGAATTCCCGGACTTTCGAAGCGGTAACCGTCCAAATCTGTCATGACTTTGCGAATGTCGGCGGCGACCGCCTTGCGACCCTGCGCTTGTGTCTTGGGCGGTGTCAGGCGAAGCAGGCGCACGAGTAAGAGGCGGCTTTGCTCGCGGATTACCTCCTTCCAACCCTTGCGGCTTTCCACCTTGTAGCGGACCAGAGCCCGTTCAAACTCCCGGGTATCAACCTCGGCATCGACCTTCAGGCTCATTTCTCCGGGCTTTCCAATTTCAGGGTGATGAGGGGATGTGGCGGTCGGTCGATGACCTGAATGATACGGAAAGAATCGTCGCCGAACTGAACCCTTTGGCCGACTTTGGGCTTGTCCGGACCGACATCACGGCGGCGCAGTTTCACCGTGGTTTCAACGCCCTTTGAGAAGCCCCCCGTGACCAATTCGGTTTCGGTTTCTACCTCGTCCACCAGGGCCGGAACTATCCCTCCGTTCCAGACGACGGTCTTGCCCGTGTCGTAGAAAATCTCGTTCAGATCGCCCTCGATTTCGGAAAGGAAACTCATTGTCCTTTTCCGGATGTCAAAAGCCCCGCCGAAACGTGTCCGACGGGGCTGGCGAGAACCCGATGCGAATCCAGGTGAAAAATCAGGGGACTGCGGGGGCTTCCGGCGCGGGAACAATCGTCGGTTCCTTGGCGAGACCCGCAGAAGCAATATCGGTATTCGCGCTGATCGCGGACGAGCCGAGCCCGACCACCTTGCCGAGCGCCTGGTCGTTCCAGTATCCGGTGATAAAGGACAGTCCGAGTGGAGCCAGAATTTTGGCAGCGGTCAGGGCGGGGTTTTCAGGGATCGGCGAGTAGCCGTTTCCCGCACCCCCCTCAGCGGCGGCAAGCGTTCCAGCGACGCTTTCACGAACCTCATGGGACAAGACCATCGGTCCCGCATCTTCCGGTATCTCCAAAACGGTGCCTGGAGGCAGAGACCAGATGAAGGACGCCACCGGCTTTTCGCGGGCATTGACGGCCAGAGCCATGCGGGTCAGTTGAGTCTCCCGTTCGGCTGCCCGGAGTTCCTGAACGGATTCGGGAACCGTGGAGCAGCCGACAAAGACCAGAGCCGGGCTCAGGAAAAGAATTCGCATCAGTGGGTTCATGGCAAATGATCAGAAGATCAGACTGGCCTCCGCTTCCTTGTCCGAAGCAGCCACTCCGGCCTCACCGGCAATCGCCACGCGAACGTAGCGACCCACGGTCGGCGGGTAACGATAACGGATGGTGCGGGCTGCGGTCGCATCCGGAGCGGCAGCCGTCACGCTTCCGATAACAGCCAACTCATCGGTTGGCGCGGGAGCGTCGCCGTGAAGCACCCGAACCGTCAGTGATTTGGCATCGGGCAATTCAACGAGACTCAGTTCGGGCAGCGCGACGTGAAGCTCGACCTTCTCAAGCTTCTCCCCTTGTCCGAGGTCGAAGTCGGCGGAAAGGACTTCGGCATCCTCGTCGGGAAGCGAGATTCGGTCGATCAGGAGGGCGTCTTTGATTTGGCGGAGAGGCATGGCTGAAACTGGTGCGGGTTATTCGTTGTTGGAGATCGAGGCGGTCCGAATAATCGGAATGCCCTGAAAGTTATCGACCATCGGAATCGGTTGGCCGGTGGGATGGAAGGCGGTGCGGGAGGCGCGAAGCTGCTCCTGCGAGCGTCCAGTCATGAAAATGTGGGTCGGCTCCAGACCGGAGGCATCGACGAACTTCTGATAGGCGCTGAACATGTGGGTGTCGTTGAGGGTTTTGCCCTCGGCGGTGCCGATGCTCTTGATCCGGACACAGGTTTGGCGGTTGGCGAGCCGCAGACCGACGTTGCCCGTGAGCCAGTTCACCCACGCTTGGTAGGGATTGCTCTTGGCATCGAGAATCGTCTCCAGCTTCCAGTCCTCCTGCATGTTGATCGTGGTGCCGGAGCCGAAGAGGAACTGAAGGCTCTCGCGGGCAATCCGCACGAACCAGACCGAGGTCTTGTTGGAACCGCCTGCGACATCAACCTCGTGCTTGGCATCCGCCATGAACTGGGCGATGAGGCCGGGGAAGCCTTTGTCGTCATTGCCGCTGCCGTAGTAGAACTGGCGACCGACGTGGCGGAAGGCTGCTTCGAGCGCACCGACCATGTGGTTCTCCAGAACCTTCACCGGCTCAAGGGCGTTCTCCACCAGCTTCCGGTCAATGGCCACCTGATGGTCGAGAATAGCTGTCTGGAAGACCCGATCCTCGTAGGCCGACTTCGAGCGGGGCGTCCCCTCGTTGTAGTTGCGGAAGGAGACCTCCGGCAGGTCGGTGCGAACTGTCAGCTTGATCTCGGTCCCGGCGATGGTTTCGGCGGGGATCATGCGCAGTTCAGGCGCGGATTGGATCGATTCTTCGATCAGCTCAAAACCGATACCGGCGTCGAGCTTCTTGATGTCGAGGAGAGTGGCTTGTCCGTAGGGCATGGCGGGAAATTCGTGCGGGTTACTTGTTGAAGGTTTGCGCCCAGCGCTCGCGGGCGGACTGCGGTGGAGTGGAAACGGCGGGCGTCACATTCATGGGGTCGACGCCGACGGAGGCGCAGATCTCGGCAGCGCGGATTTCGGCGCTCTTGGCCTCGCTCTCCAATTGGGAGATCCGGGATTTCAGGCTCTCGGTGCTGGCGTTCGCGGCGGTGAGCTGCTTGCGAAGCTCCTCGGTCGCCTTGGCGTCCTCAGACGCTTTCGCTTCGAGCGTTTTGATCCGCTCGTCCCGTTCGGCAATGGATGCCTCGCGCTCGGAAATTTGGGTCTTCAGGTCCGTGGTGGCTTCCTCGCTTGCGGTCAGCTTCTGCTGAAGATCTGCGAGGCTGGCTTCGGCCTGCTGGAGTTTCTGTTCGATGGATTGTCCCATGGCTTTGCTCAGAAATTCCGTGTCAACTGCCGCAGGGCCTCCTCGCGGCTCCGAACCGTCGCCGTGGCCAGATTCCGCTTGGTGGCCTCACTTCCGAAGAACACCTGGCCCTCCATTGATTCATCCCGGACGTAGGTGCGTTTGGTTCGCACGGCGGATTTGAAGAGGCCGTGGATTTGATCGACCCGGTCCTGCAGCAAAACGCGGTCGTCGTCGCTCAAAGAAGTCCCGGGCAGTCCCATCCCCTTATATCGACCCGCCTTGATCACCTCGACGAAGAGCCCGCGCTGGGCGAAGGCCACGCTCGCATCGAGGAAGGGCATGTAAACGCCCACGCTGCCGACGGAAGCGCTCGGAGTGGTCAAAAGCGTATCAGCTTGGCTGGCGATCCAATAGGCTGCGCTGGCAGCCAGTCCGGAGGTGAAGGCAAGCGAGGGTTTCTCCAGAGCCGCAACGCCTGTCGCCAACTCGGGAATCCCGGTGACGGTTCCACCGGGCGAATCGACATCGAGGAAGATCGCCCGGACATTCGGATCGCGGCTGAATGTTTCGAGAGCTTGACCGATGTCATCGACATCCGCAGCCCCAAGGAGCTTCTCGACCGGGTAAAGGCCTTTGCCGATGACACCCTTGACCGGAACGATTCCAATGCCGTTTTCGATTCGGGGCTGATCGGGCTCTCCGAAGAGTTCCTTCAGGGTTTCGGAAAATCCGCCGCAACGTTCGACGAAGGCGGTCAGCACTTCCGGTTGGATGAGCAGCGGGTCCTGGCGAAGAAGGGATTCGTGAAACGGCATGGCTTTGAGCCATGGTTCACTGTCAACCGCCCCCTTGGGAGCAGGTGCCGGATTCGAACCAGCAAAGCCGGGGTTATGAGCCCCAGCCGGACACCTGTCCTACCTGCTGAATGGGTTATTCCCGTCGGTTCCTGTCAACCTCTTCGTCCTCAGTGATTGCAGGCGGAGGACTGGACGGTGGTGCTCCGCTTTTCCAAAGCATCTCGACCGGCACGCCGTATTTCCGGGCAGCGTCGAGGATAGCCTTTGCGTTTTGCGCCCGCTTTTCCAGTTCCTCCCGGAAGTCCATCCCAAGTTCGGCAAAATGATCCTCCAGCGTTTTGAGGCCTGCCTCGACATCCGCCCTGTTTTGCTGGGCTTCCCGACCCGCATCCACCGTGATTCGCCGGGGAGTCACCCAGGCGACCTGATTCCACTTTTTCACCGGTGGAAGTTCGCCTCGGTCGATGGCATCTCCGATCACCCATCCCCAGGTCGGGCGAAGGAACCGCTTCACGAGGATTAGCTGGCGGTAGGAAAAGCGCCGGTCGGCCTTGGCTACGATCAGGCGAACCGCCGCACCTCCGACCTTGCTGGGATCGAGCACAAACTCGTAGGGCAAAATCCCCGCGCTGCTATCCCGCTTCAAGTGTTCGAGAAATCCGGTAAACACCGGACTGGGGCGATTCGACTGAAAGCTCTCCATTGACTCATGAGGCTTCAGACCTACGACCTTCCCCCCGAGGATTCGCCGAAGCTCTTCGATGTCCGTGTTTTCGGCAGAGGGCGATCCGTCAGGGAGAACTTTGAAATCACCCTCATCCTCCAGCGTCCCGGACTCGGTTTTAACCACGCGGGAAACATCCGAATTGTCTTTTACGGCCAGCTTCTCAAGGGCCAGCAGTTCCATCTCGTCGAGGATATGGTTGATAGAGTGCTGGCCCGTAGGGTGTGCCCGCGCCGCGCTTGCTTGCTCAGGCTCGAAGACGTGCATCACTGAAGTCGCTGGGACCGGGCGTTCGCTGCGGTCATCCTCGACCACCAGATAGGACTCGGGGGCGCCGTAGGCATCGTAGCTAATGCCATCGACAAAGTCGCCCGCTGAAACCGTGGTCCCGATACGATGGCTCTCCACGAGTTGGATGCGGGCCCTCCCGAAGCGGTCCCGAACCTTCAAAACGAAATACTCGCCATCCACGTCCACGCCCCGGCAAATCAGGCTCTGGCATTCTTCAAAGGAGAAGCGGTTTGTGATTTCAGGGCGATTCGCCCACCGCTTGAAATAGCTTTCGGCTGCCTCATTCCATTCCGGGTCGTCACTTTGGGCCTGCGGGCGGATGCCGTCTCCCGTCGAGTAGATCGCCATGTCTGCGACCATTTCGCGGGTGAAGCCGGAATTCTTGGCCAGATAGCGACTTCGGCGGACCAACTCCCGACGAGTTGAGGGCGTCAGTTCCTTCCGTCCATCTGTCGGTGGCGGCGACGGCACAGCAGAACGCTTCGACGAGAAGTTCGCCGCCTCGTAAGAGCCAAGGCCCAAAAGTTTGCGAACGAGTTCGATCATTTTTCCAGATAGCCCGTGAAGCCAGCCCGTGCCGTGCTCTTCGCCCGCTTGCGCTGCGGGGCATCGTCAAGCAGGTGCGGGTGGTCGAGTGCGAATTTGCATTCCTCCAGAACCTCTTTGATCGGCAGGACGAATTGTTTTGAAGCGGACGCACCCGAGTCGCTCCACGACATGACCGTCTTTCCTTCCAGAAGGAGAGTCTTGGCCCGGGTCTGGATTGCGACGACCTCGGGACGGGTAAAGCCGGTAGTGAAAAGAGCCTGCGCCATGGAGGCGAAGGGGTGTCAATTGGAGTCCCCCTCTGGAACGCTCTCCCTGCCGATGATCTTGAGCATCGTCGCGGCAGCGGCCTGCATCGACTCACAGTCAAAGTAGTGGTTCGGACGCTTGCCGATCTGCTTCCACACCCAGACATTCTTCTCCTTGATGCGTTGCTCGCTCTCCATTTGCGCGAGGTATTCCTCCGGGATGTCGTCGGGAACCTCCCAGGTAACACCACGCGACGGATCCTGATTTCTCCGAAGCCGGGCAAGGGTATCCTTGATGTTCAGATTCGACCAGTAGTGAACGTAGCAGAAGCGGCCGGTCCCGAGGGATACCTTTCGCCGGGGCGAGTAGAACCGCTGGATGGAGGTCCCCTTGCGGACCTTGTGAACGAAGGTGAGACGGCGGTCCCCGATGAGCGCGATCCACCCTCGCTTGGCGCATTCCCGATAAACATCGTAGGTCGCGTGTCCGGCGTCCACGAAGACAAGGTTTGCGTGAATCTCGAAGCGTTCCTGCAGTGCCTCGACATCATCGAAGGTGAGCAGCCGCTCGCACCAGATCAGACGGGATGAGCCGCCCGCAGTCCATGCCCGCACAACCGCAAAAAAATGGTCCATCTGGCAATCGACGGTCAGAATGCGAAGAGGGATCGAGCCTTCATCGAACGGTGCCTCGACGACTTGCCCAAAGCGATTCACGCCCGCTTCGTCCTCCCATGATTCGCCCATCCGGTAACCGCTGGTCGCGATCTCCATGCGATAATCCTCGGCGTATTCGCGCCAGGGCAGAGCGAGCCGCTTCTGGTAGAACTGCTGAAGCAGTGTGGTGTCGCCTTGTTTTGCCGCCGACTTCGCCCGCAGGTAGATTTCAGCGAGTTTGCCCCAGCTCATTGCGCAAAGGGCGTTCCAGTGAAACCCGACGTTCTCGACCGAGGCATTCGGATTCATCCGCACGAATTTCCCCGACGCATTCAGCAAACGGCGGTTGGCGTCATTATCCTCAAAGTAGTGGTTGCAGGATTCGCAGCGGAGGATCGTCGAGTTGCGCACCGCCGTGAAATCCCACTCACCGTTGTCATCCTTGGCAGACTTCGACCATTCGACGTTCTCCCACCGAAACGGCTGCCGCTTGCCACAGTGCGGACACTCGAAGGTCCACTCGCGTTGATCGGTCGTCTCGAACTTGCGATGGGTGTCGTCGCCTTCCTCTCCTCCCTGCGACATGAAGAGGCACTTGCCCAGCCAACCGAAAGCGGTGACGCGGGCCTCCGCCTCGGCCATGTGTCCGGTCGGCCATCGCCAGGTTTCATCGCCGATCAGCCAACGAATCGAGCGGCGTTGCAGATTCGTCTTGTTGTGCGCCCCGAGAATCCAAAGCGTCATCCCGTTGGCGAAATGAATCGTGTGGTTGCGCTTCTTGTGACGATCCCGGGGGAAGAGATCCTTCACAGGGTCACACTCATCGAAGAGCTTCTGAAGGCGGGACTCGGACTGGTCTTTGGCATCCTCATCTGTCTGGTCCAGCCAGAGACAGGGACCGGGAAGATTCTTGATGATGTAGCAAAGCGTCAGTTCCGGGACGGTCGTTTTCGAGGATTGGACGCTCGCAATGATTGAAACGAGCTTAATCCGGGGATCGACGATGGTCTCCATCACCTCCCGGACCCACGGGGAGTTATCGGAACGGAAGCGGCCCGGAACCGGCGAATACGGGATCGCCGCGATGTGCTCCTCGCACCACTGCCAAGGTGGCCGTCGGTCCGGAGGGCGAACGGCTTCGGCAAACATTTCTGCGATGTCGGCGTTCATTCCTCCGTCCAATTTTGAAAGAACTCGAAAGCCTCGGTCCGGGCTTCGTCGAGCGCCTTGGCATTGTCCTCGCGGATACCGACGGCATCCTTGCCGCACGAGAGCGGGGGCAACTCGTCTTCGAGGCGCTTGTGCAAGATGGCGAACAGCCGGGCCAGTCCTTCCAGAACCGCTTTGCGAATCGTCTCGCGGTGAATGTAATCACCCCGTTTGATCGCCAGCCGCAACTCGCGCTCCTCGATGTCCACCAGGAGGCGTCTTGCTTTGAGGTTCTCGGTATTCGCTCCCGCAGGCTCCCGGCCTCCTTTGAGCCCGCGCAGACGCACAAACTCCCGCCAAGCCGAGACATCGTGATCGCCGTTTGGCAGCGGCTTTGGAGCTCCCTCCATCTTCCGCCAGGACGAAAGCGTTCGGCGGGTGACCCCGAGGATCTCCGACAACTCGACAATGGTCTTCGCGTAGGCGGTCGTATCATCGCTTCCCGCAGCGCGTGCTTCGATCCGGGCACGTTCCGCCGAAGTCAGGGTCTTGCCCGCGCCGACCTTTCGGATGATATTCTCGAAGTCCTTATCGAGAACCTTCCGGGCGGCGGATTCGTCAAAACCGGGCTTGTCCATGGTGGGCTCATCGGATCAGCAACCACCCGCAAAACTGAAGATCCTTGAATACGATTTCGACCTGGGAGAACCCGGCTGCCCGGAACTCCGCTTCGTTTTCCGCAATGGTCTTGGGGAACATGCACCCGCGCAGAGCGTGGGACTTCGCGATGACCTGGGCGGGCGTCAGGCCGTTCTTGATCTTCATCTCCCAATAGAGCTGCTGGATGATGTCCTGAGTCGTCGGGTAGCTGCCGAGAACCTTCTCTACTACGAAGAATCCGCCTCCCGGCTCGATGGCCTGAGCCAGTCGATAGACCAATTGCTGCCGTGCCTGGGACCGAAGGAACTGGAGCGTATAGAGGGCGACGCCGTAGGCGAAGGTCGGGACATCGGTAAGCCTCTCCAGGTCCTTGAACAGGACCTCGATGCCCTTGAGCGCTGCCTGCTCGATCATCGCCTGGGAGTTATCGTATCCGATAAGCGTCAGGGGCTTGGAATGTCGCTCCCGAATGCGAAGCATCGTCTCGCCTGTAGCAGCCCCGAGATCAAGAACCGTGCAGTCTGGGTGGGTGAACCAATCCGAGAACTTTGCGGCAAGGTCCTGCACCCTGTCGTAATCAGGGACGCTCTTCCGAACGTGTTCATCGAAGTGTGGCGCAACATGTTCGTCAAATACCCAGTTGCTTGCTTCGGTGGTGATCTGCTCGTCGGCTTGAATCTCGTTGCTCACAGCTCGAAGCTGGCGTCAACTTACGGGATGAACCAAAGCACGGAATTAATGGCGACCTACGGCGAGGTCATGCTCTACGGCCACATCATCGAGGATTTGCTCAAGATGCATCTCGTTGAATGCTCTGTGCAGGGTATTAACGG